ATTGAACATTCGGACTAATCAGGAGCAACGAGATGCTTTTATGCTTATTTATGGACGTTGAAATTTTGAAAAAAAACGAAACCGCCAATTTTTACAAACTGATGTTATAAGCCGTTTTTTTCTTGGCACAAACTAAAAGAAATATGATTTACAGAGACCATTTTCAGAATTAACACATAAAATCGAATCAGATAGTTTTAAATTAATGTTTGGAACTGTTGCTGATGATATTGTTTTGAATTTGTTTAGATTACGCATAACGTTCGATTATGTGCGTTCGGGTGGAATTATTAACCACAAAACTTAAATAGGATGAATAAAGATGAATTAACCACAAAATCTGATACGGATCAAGTAGCCACGCCTGACGCATATACTTTGTTACCTGCCGTGCTTTTGGACGATGAAGGTTATCCAACAGATGAATGGCTGCAATGTTTGAAAACTTACAAGCCCGATGAAAGTTTGCCTTTGCTGACTTTTGTAAAAACGATACTTGTTGATGGATGGTATATGTCAGATTGGGGATTTAAACTAGGTAAGAAATATAAAGGCAAACACAAACTTGAGCTTCATACAGGAGGATGGAGTGGCAATGAAAATACTATTGAAGCCATTAAATCTAATATGTGGCTTACCCACTTTCAAATGAGATATGTTATGTGGAGAGCTGGAGGGCATTATTACTTTGAGTTGTCGGTCTGATAGCATTGCACATAACGTATGTTGTCAGTAGTGATTTTATATATTAACAATTAAAATTAAAATATATGGATTTAGAAGTTTATAGAATTTCAGACCCTGAAACTGATTATTGTTGGGATTATTCTGAAATATGCCGTGATTGTGCTAAAAAAGAAATTGAAAAAGGCAATTACGTTGAATATGATAAGTATCTATCTGAAAGAACAAGCGATTTGGAAGAGGAATTTTGTCAAATATGTGAAGGAGATTTTTTTAACGAAGATACTCCAGATAACTGGAAAAGGCTTAAAGGTGCAGTTTATTAGCATTGCTGCCAACGAGAAACGGCTTGGTTTTCGGCGGTATAAATTGGAGAAAACCGAGTATAAAGACAAAACTAAATTAAATAAACAAATAGTGCTACTGATAACATTCGGAACCGCTGAAACCAAACCGATGTTATCTACAGTTGCGACACACTAAAATTTAAAATTATGAAAGAAGATAAAATAAAATTAGAATGGAATAAAGTTTTAAGAAAAACTGCTTATTCCGCGATTTCTCACTTTGTTTCAGAAAATGGGTGGATTTCGCTAAATGCTTTGAGCAGAGAAGAAAGATTACTAATTCGAGAGGTGGAAATCAATGGCGATTTTATACGACCTTATACACTTTCGGGGATTGAGAATAATAATGAATGGATTGTGGTTTTGTCTGATTTTAAATTAACAGAATATTCTAAAAAATTAGAACCGATTTGGATTATTTTAGAAGAAGATGATACGAAAATTCCAATTTTAGTTCAACCCGATGGAAATGATAATTATTATTCTCCTAATGATATTATCTATCATTATGCTGATATTTCGCACTTTATGAAAATAACAAAACCTAAACCACCAATCTATTAACCCAATATTGGCGGAGCAATTGTAGATAACGTTTTGCCGCTTGCTGTCAGTGGCGGATTTGGAACACAAAATTGTCAAACTAAAATAAAAGTAAAATGGAACACGAAAACTTGAATACACCACAGAAACCGCCATTGCAGCAAACGGCTGTTATGTGCTGGGTTTCTGTTAAAGATGCTATGCCAACAAAAGATGGTCAATACTGCACTTACTTACAGACAAGCAAATATGACAGCATTGGATTTACTCAATTTTTGGATGGTGAGTTTATGTCATCTTTTGTTACACACTGGATGGAGGTCGTAAAACCTTGCACATAACACGCATATTAACGAAGTATGCTTTTTAGCATACTGATAATCAGTTATTTAAAAATATAAAAAAATGAAAATATTTTTTACATCTTTTCTATCGGTAACGCTAATATCTATAAACACGATAATTTTAACAAAAAATCTAATTGTTGGAATTTTTATAGTATCTTTTTTAATCTCTTATATTTGGACTTTTAATGTTCAAAGGATAGCTTTTTCGACAAAAAGAGAACGCTTTATATACGCACTCGGGGCAGGTTTCGGAGGTGTATTTGGCAAACTTTTATATGATTTTATAAATTATTTTATTAACTTTGCTTAAAATTTTATAAAGAAAATGATAACGATAAAGCACTCAAAAAGAAATACAAACAAGCATACAGAGCAAGGTATGGAGTTGCTTGAAAAATCTATTGACAAAGCTGGCGTTTTAGAAAGCATTTCGGTAGCCACCGATGGAACTATAATAAGTGGACACGCTCGGTCGGAGTTGTTTACTAAAAAAGGTATGAAACCTATTGAAATTAAACTTTCTGAAAACGAATATCCAGTTATCGTTACCAACATTGAGCCAAACACAAAAGAATATTACGAGGCTCAGATTTTAGCGAACACAACCGCTAATCATAACTTTAATTTAGATATTGATTTAATAGAAGAAATAGTTGAGGAGTTTGATATTGATATTGAAGAGGTGGGGGTTGAGGTTGAGGAAGCAGACCCTGAACCTTTAGAAGCAACTGAAGACGATTTTGACGCAACACCACCAGCCGAACCGATAACCATTTTAGGCGACCTTTACGAAATAGGAGAGCATCGTTTGCTTTGTGGGGACAGTACGGATAGCGACCAAGTGGCAAAGTTAATGAATGGAAGTAAAGCTGATATGGTATTTACAGACCCGCCTTACGGTGTAAGTTATCAATCCAATATGCGAACTAAAACAGAAAAGTTTGATGTATTAGAAAATGACAATGTATTCATAACTGAATGGATAAATAATTTACCTTTATTTTCAAAAGGTTTTGTATTTGTTTGGACAAGTTGGAAAGTATTAAAACAATGGATTGAATTTTGCGAACCAATTGGGGAGTTATCAAATTTAATAGTTTGGGATAAAGGAGGCGGAGGTATTGGAGATTTAAAAAAAACGTTTTTAACTGACTTTGAAGTTGCATTAGTTTATCATAGGGGAGCTGAAATAAAAGGTAAAAGACTTGGTAGCGTTTGGAGTGTTGGGAAAGATGGTGCTTCTAAATATTTGCATCCAACACAAAAACCTATTGAACTACCTGCAATGGCAATAGAAAATATTACTAATCAAAACGAATTAGTTTTAGATTTCTTTTTAGGTTCAGGCTCAACAATGGTTGCATCACACCAATTAAAACGCAAATGTTACGGTATGGAACTTGATTGTCGATATGCAGACGTTATTGTGAAAAGGATGTTGAAATTAGATAAAACACTAAAAATTAAAAAGAACGGAATTGATGAAACAGATAAATGGCTAAAATTAATAGAATAACTTCGCATTATTTAGCATAGATTTTGTATATTTGCATTATTAAATATTGTAGATATGAGTGCTAAAAATGGATTAGATAAAGTTTGTACAGTATGCAACAAAGAATATTATATAAGCGGTTACCGAGCAGAAAAATCTAAGTATTGCTCAAAAGAATGTTGGACTAAAAGACGTAAATTAAATGAATGTGAATATTGCCAGAAACCTATTACAAGCTATCACGCTAAAAAATACTGCTCAAGAAAGTGCAGTCATTCAGCAATGGTTGGCGACAAAGCACCAACTTGGATTGATGGCAAATCGCTTGAAAGAGATAGGGCAAGGGATGGTTCAGAAATACGAGAGTGGAGAACAAAAGTTTTTAAAAGAGATAACTATACTTGCCAACATTGTGGAGACAAAAAACAAATACAAGCACACCATATTATTGAATGGGCAAAAGATGAAAACAAAAGGTTTGATGTTGATAACGGGCTTACTTTATGTGTTAAATGCCATAGTAAAGTTCACGGCAGAAATATTGGGCATAGAAGTAAAAAACCAAAAATATTGCGATGTAATAGTAAAGAGAATGATTAAACTTGACCCTACTTTGATAATCAAACGTAATGGAGTAGTAACGAATGATTTTGAATAATGCAAAACAAAAAAACATCTATTTCAGACGAAAAAGTAAAAGAAATATTAATTGACGGAATTAATACAGGTGCGAACTATATTCTTAATAAAACGAACTTTTACGAACACATACGAACTTATTTTAAAATTGAGAAACAAAGGTGTTTAAGACTTTACGATTTACACTATAATAACGCTCAAATAGAAAGAAATAATATAAAAACAGAGTTAGGTATTGTAGAAGAACAAAGTGTTGCAAAACGCAATATTTTAAGCAAATACGAAGCAATGGGAATATTAAGTGAAATTGCTATTGGTAAACCAAAAAAGGTTCAGGGAACAATTATAATACCTACTGGAGCAGAAAGGCGTGGAGCAATTGAAACTTTGGCAAAAATTGAGGGGTGGAATGCAGCAACCGAAACAAAAGTAACGTTAGATAAGGTCGAGCCGATTGTTATTGAATTTTTTGAAAATGAAGATTAGCAAAAAATACCAGATACTTTTTGAAATAATACGAAAAAACGCACACAAAGAAGTTGATACAATTATTATAACTGGAGGGCGTGGGAGTGGTAAAACATATATAGTATCTTTAATATCGTTGATTGCGTTGGTAGAGCTGGGGTGGAATATACTTTACACTCGTTTTACCAACGTTTCTATTGTTGATAGTATCAAGCCTGAGGTAGATAGCAAGATTAGTCTTTTGGGTTACGATAATTATGTAACTTCTACAAATACACATATAGAATACAAAGAAAATCGAATAGCTTTTAAGGGAATTAAAACAGGTTCAAATCAGCAAACTGCTAATTTAAAATCGCTATCTAATTTTAATTGCTTTATAAATGATGAGGCAGAAGAGCTTCCAGATTTTGAAACATTTGAAAAGGTGTTTTTATCAATCCGTTCAAAAGACAAAAGAAATTTAAACATTCTTATATTAAACCCCCAAACTATACACCATTGGATTTATAAAAAATTCTTTAAAGAAAAAAATGTTGCTGCTGGGTTTAACGGAGTTAAGGATAATGTAGCTTACATTCATACTTCTTATAAAGACGTAGATAGGCAGTATCTTGCCGATAACATTGTAAATTATTATGAAAAGCTCGAATTTGAAAACCCTGAAAAATATAATGAAATAGTATTAGGGGGTTGGGTTTCAGACGTAAAAGGTCGGGTTTTTGATAACTGGAACAAAATAAGTATACAAGATTTTATCAATTTAGACGTTGAAAGTTATATCGGGGTCGATTGGGGCAAGAGTGATCCTTTCGGAATAATTGAAGTAAAGTATTTTGATGGCTCAATTTATGTAAACGAATTAAACTATAAAAGTGAAAATGAAATTTACCAATCCTTTAATCAAACTCAAATAAACTTATTGAGGTCGCAAGAGGGCGAGGGGATAGTTCAATGGCTTTTCAAACAATTAAATATTCAAAAAGATAGTTATATAATTTGTGATAGCAACTACCCCGATAAGATACTATCACTTCGTAAATTAGGATTTTACAACGCTATTCAAGCAGACAAAGGGCAAGGCTCTATACTTGATGGAGTTTCTTTATTGCAAAATATGCAAATTTTTTACACCGAAACATCAAAAAATTTAGAATATGAATACGAAAACTATTGCCACGCAAAAGATAGGCTCGGAAATTTAGAGGATAAATTTGAGGATAAAAATAACCACTTAATCGACCCTTTGCGTTATGTAACTAAATTTTTACAAAAAAATGGTTTTATTAAAAAAATATAATATAAATTTGTAAAAAAATTAAAGGATGGGTTTTTATTTGAATTTAGGTTTTAAAAATGAAATGCCGATAGAGGTTGAACGCAACGCTTTGGGTAATTTTTTCTGCACTTTATTTTCATCAAAAAAAACTAATTCAAATCTAAACATAAGCGAAAAGCAAATGCTGGATGCAATGCTTTTTAATCCAGCGTTTTTAAAAGTAATATCTTTAAATGCTGATTTAGGTAGTTTGGTCGATATAAAAGAAACAAACTCAGATAAAAGCCTACAAGATTTTTTAAAAAAACCAAACTCTAAACAAAATTGGACACAGTTTTTTTGGGACTATTATTTTTGGCTACACTATGGAACCGCCTATTTATACAGAAGTCAAAAAAATTACAATGATAATTTAGAGCTAACTTGGCTAAACCCGACTAATATAGACTGGAACAAACTAAACGAAAAAACCGAAACTTTATTTTTAAGTAGAGGTTTAAAATCCGATATTAACAATCATATTGTTTACTATCAAATCGGAAGAAAAAAAATACCTTTGTTATTAGGAGATATTACTCCTTTTTACGACACAACAAATTCATTGAATGGAGAGTATTTTAAAGGTCAATCAAAAATACCAGCTTTATATAAAGTGTTGCAAAACTCCGAAAGTTCGCTTGACGCTAAAAAACAAAATTTAGATTTCTCACAGGAATTTTTAACAAGCGGACAAATAGGGTTAGACGATTTGAGTAATCCGATAATGTCAGACCCAGAAAAACAATCAATTAAAAGTTCTTTGTTGTCAAAAAACACAATCCACGCAACAAAAACACCCATTACAATTAAGCGTTTTGTTGATGATATTGCACGGCTGAAATTAGACGAAAGTTTTTACAATGATTATTTTATGATTGGCACAATGTTCGGAGTTCCGAAAGATGTATTGGAAAGCAACATAAAAGGTTCAACTTTTGAGAACCAAGAAAAAGCTACAGGAAAACATATAGAATATGCTTTGGCACCAAAAATAAAAATGCTTTGCGAGTATTTTAATGAATTGTTTTCGGTAGATGATTTAGGGGGTAGTTGGTCGCATTTGAGCTTTAATCAAGTTTTTGAAAAGGACAAATCAGAACGCAAAAAAATAGATTTAGAAAATTTAAAACTTGCTAAAGAATTGGGATTGCCCGAAACAATTATTAACACTCAAATACTTAGTTTGTATGAATAAAGAATTAAAACAAATTGAAAAAATACTTGCGGACAAAAATATAACTGATAAATTTCGCAAGGAATTGGAACAAAAAAAAGAGATATTATTGAACCAAAAAACAATAAAAAAATGATATTTTGTAGAGAATTAAATAAGTCTTTTGAGGATAAAAAAAATTTATTCAAAGAACTAAAATCAAACGAAAAAACTATAATAGCTCAAAAGAAGTTAGAAATAAAATCTTTTGAAAAGGGATTGCAAGTAGTTTCAAACCAAAACCAAATTTCAAAAGCCTTGCAAGATGAAACCATAAAAGGTATTAAGTTTGATAACAACTATTATTATTTTGTTGTAAATTCGGCAAATATATTAGATAGCCACAACGATATGCACGTTGATGGCAATTGGAATAAAACAGTTAAAGAGCAACAAGGCAAGGTTTATCTTGTCTGGGAACATAAATTAAGTAAAGAAAATATCATTGCGTTTCCAGAAGATATAATTTTAATAACCGCTAAAATACCTTTTAGTGTTTTAGGCAAAAATTATGAAGGCGAAACATATTCTTTGATTTACAAAATTGCTAAAGATAAGATTATTGACAAAACAGCAAAGGAATGGCTGGAGGATGGCAGAAGTTTGCAAGCATCGGTTCGGATGCAATATGTAAAAATAGAACCAGCTTTTAACTCAAAAGATTTTCCTAAAGAAAAAGAAACTTTTGATACTTATTACCCGCTAATCGCCAATAAGGAAGAGCATAATGAAATAGATTATTTTTGGGTTGTAAAAGAGGCAAAAAATGTTATGGAAAGTTCTTTGGTATTATTTGGCTCAAATAGTGCGACTGGTAGAATTGATAATAAAGAGGAGCAGGGCAAGACCACTCTTAATGATATAATTGTAGAGCAGGTAGAGGTTGTTACCCCCACTCAAAAGAGAAAAAAAAGTGTAATTTAAAAAATTTAAAAAAATGAAATTTACTTACAAAACAACCTCCGAATTAGAGGTTATGACCTCAGAGCAGTTAGATGATTACAAAAAAGAAATGCGTTTGTATGAAACTGAAATGCAAAACAAGGCTATTTCAGAAGCTGTAAAAGCAGAAATGGCAAAAGGAAACGAAGCCTTAAAAGATTTTTTAAGTGCCGAAATTGGAAAACAACTATTGGAGAAAATGCCAGCAGGAATTGTAAATGAAACTTTTAAAACTAATTTAAGAGGTTTTATTGAGAAAAAACACAAAGAAATTGTAAAAGCTGTAAAAGACGGCAAACAATTTGAAATAAAAGTAGCGACCACACATTTAACAACTAATACAGTTACTGGATTAGGCGGTGGAGATTTGACCTCCGAAAATGTAGTTATGATGCCAGGTGTTGATGAAATTCAATACCCAGCTAATTTTGTGTTAAATGTATTCCCAAACACGGTAATGCAAGACGTCCCATCTCACGTTACAAGATTAGAACAAGCACCTAAAGAGGGAGCTTTTGCTATTGTTGCTGAAGGAGGGTTAAAACCCTTGCTGCAATATAAATTTGCTAAAACAATTACGCAAAGGCAAAAAGTGGCTGGAAGGCTACAATGGTCTGAAGAGTTTGAAA